ATTATCCGAGAAGATTATTGCCAAATATTCGATTTTACAATAACTCACGAGAGAAAGGAGGATAACTACACATATGGGATATGATAATTTATCCGACTTCTAAGATAAATTATCCATAGCGTTCACCTCCTTTGGGGCATAAAAAATGACACCAATGTAGGTGCCACTCTAAATGATTTTGTTATAGAAATTCCGGTATTATTTCATCGATGTAGCGCTCTTGTTTCGGTTTTGTTATTCCGGTAAATTGCTTGTGGCATTCCCAAAGGTCCATCAAATAGCCAATGGGCATGAGCCACACTTCATCTTCTGTGCGCCTTAAATGGACTGTTCCAAAGTAGATAAGTCGGGTAAAGACTTGTTCATCACTTACCCGACCACCTCGTTTTTTGAGTCGTCACTCTCCACATTCCTTTTTGTACCTTTCATCATACTGGCCATAATGGCATTCTTGTAATTAGCCAGGTCAAAGGGAGTGGTAAGAAGCTCCACTTCATCTTCTGTGAGAAGGTCTTTTTTATCATCCTTGTTCCTAATATTGTGGATCAGGATGGATTGGTTTGCCAGAAGGGTGATGAGCCACACCACCTCCTCGAGCGCCATTTCAAAGTTCTCAGTTTTCATGAGCTTATCGCCCAAATTCTCAAGACCACCATAGCGCTTGGCAATTTCCTTTGTAGCTTTGGTGGTAAGAATCATCTTAAACTCTGTGCCGCCAATATCAATGGTGGTACTTCGTTCTTCAGCGGCCTCATCAACCTTTAATTTTTCATCTGCCATGATCAACCCTCCCATTAAGAAACAACAACAGTAGCCACTGTGGTTGTCACATTTTCTGCACCACTAGAGCTTAAGACGCAGTAGTAGTAATAGGTATCTGCCAAGAGGTCTGTTGGAATATCAAAGCTCGCAGAAGTTTCACCGTTGATAATAGTACCGCCAGTGGTGCTATCGATGGTATTTTCATACCACTGATAGGTTACAGGGTTTGAGGTGTTGGAGCTTGCCACAACAGAAAGGCTTCCAGAAATGCTGCCTGCGGTTACTTCAGTTAAGCTTGCCGGCTCAGTTGTGATGGTTATGGTTGGGGTTACGGCTGTAAAGTCTGGTTCATATACGGATGTGAACCAGCTTGTAATTGTTGATGCAGAAACACCATTATCTCCTTCAGTGACTTCCGCTTTCCAAGGATGCTTGCTTTCTCCGTCCAGTTTATTTCTTCTAAAGACGGTTCCTTCTATGGTGGGACTGCTAAATGTAATGGAGTCGCCTTTGGTGGCAAGGCTTGTGGCGGGAACAGAGAAGATAACCCTGTAGAGCCAAAAGTAGCGATACTTTCCATTGGCCTTCTTGGCACGAAACCCAACGGCAACAGGGCTGCCACCATCTTCACTTCTTGAAACCACCACATTGTTACTGTCAATTTTGCAGCCGGTTAAATCCTGAGCTACAAGTGAGCCAATGTCATCAATTCCTAAACTTAAAGCACCACTCTTAAATTCTTTGACCACCTCGCTGGCACCGTCATCTGCATAAAGAATGGCTTCAATGAGCTCAATGCTCAGCTCTGCTGTCATGGCTTTAGCCAGCACTTTAGGGGTGCCATAGGTTTCGATGCCGTTTTGATCTTCGGTGATTTTTGCATAAAATAGAGAGTCCAATCCGATCGTTGCCATTTATTCTTCCTCCGTTTCATATTCTTTCATTACGTCAATGGCGTAATGATGAAATTTAGTGTCGTGTTCGTAACCTACATACTGTCTATCCGTGATGGTTATCCCTCCAGATTGTAGGGCCTTAGTCAGTTCTTTCTTGCGCTTCATATAGTTCTTCTTCGTGAAAAGAGAAAGCCGAGCTTCTGAAAGAATCATATAGGCCTCATTGTCTGCAAAGAGATCAAGCCTATCAGACATGGGAGTGATAACCAGATATTCATCAGGCGGCGTATCAGAAAACACTCCGGTTTCCACAGGAATGTTCAGGGGTCCGAGTATGTGGTTTAAATCCGCAAGTAAGCTCATAGCTTTTCAATCTCCTTATCCAGTTCTGATTTCATAGTTTCAATGCAGGCCTTCCGCGATGCTGACTTTGCGGGCTTCAAGAAGGGTTTAGGCGGCTGACCTGATTTACCGTACTCAAGGATATTTGCAATCTTAGCATTGGTATCTCCATCACCACGAGGTTCATTAAAGCCAACCTTGACATTGAAGTTTCCATTTCGATCTAGCTTAGTGGGAGAGAGGCCAAGGGAGGAAACCAGCTCACCGGTAGAACGGCTTTTTTCTTTGGTTTCATTTCCGATAACACCTTTGAGGTTGGCTTTTACTTTATCAAGAACAACCTCGCCGCCAGCTTCTAAGACTTTAGAGACAATCTCATCGGTCTTATCACCAAGTTTTGTAAGCTTCATTAGAAACTCATCAGGCATTTTCATAGTTCCTTTAGCCACTTGGAACCACCTCCTTAGCTAGAACTTCAAGATACATTCCGCGTCCTTTCACATCCTCAACAGATGTGATTTCAAATCTCTTATCACTGTGGATGATCACCATAGACGTTGATATGGTTATACTAGGGATGCAGCGAAAGCGAAAAAGATCTGTGGCTTCAGAAAAGGATGCTCTATTTGCCCATTTCTCATTGCCATGGCGACCTTCACGGTAAGCCCTTACAGAAGCTACAATGTTATCAACTTCTGTTTTAAACCCTTCGGGATCTTTAATGGTGACGCTTTCTACAATATCGATAAAGGTATTCATTTTCCCAAAGCTCATATCTACACCTTCCAATCCCGATCAAGCCGCAGCAGGAGGTTGACTGTGTTCCATACTTGCTGCCCAGCCTGAACATTATCTGAAAAGAAACCACCGGTGCTGCCGTCCCTGGATTCATAAAAGTGGGACGACAGCATGATGATGGCTTGCTGTGTGGTGGCTGGCATAACTGCTTCCACGTAGTGGTTTTCAGGAAGATGCTGATAACTTTCTGCATACCGGGTAGCGGCGGTGATGTACATCTCAAGAAGTTCATCATCAGCCGAGTGATCAAGAATAAGATTTGCTTTTACTTTTTCCAGGAGTGTCATACCGCCACCATCCTTTCATTAGTCTGAAATCATAAGCCCTGCAGCCTTAAGTTTGGTGAGGAGGGCATTAAAATCCGTCACCAAATCTTCTACGGTGGCAGCAGTACTTGCAGCTTGATTATCAAGAACAGGGAGGCCAGTAACGACCGCCCCATCCTTGATTTCAAGAGTTCCACCAATGACGGTTTTTTCGCCGCCCTGTTCGGTATAGTTCTTTGTGTTATAACTCATAGGACACCTCCATTACGCTTTCTGCTGAAGCACTTTGATGGCTTCAGGCAGGATCAGCTTTCCATCCACACGCTGAGTGGCAACAAAGCCTACCTGGCCAGTGGCTGCATAGAGCTCATTAAGTCTCTTAAAGACTCTGCCTTGACGATCCGCTACCCAGTAGTAGCCAAAGTCACCGAAGATGATGGACTTTGCAGATGCAGCAATGGTAGGAACGTAGGATGAAGTGTAAACAGGTCTATTCAGAATGGTATCTGGTGTTCCAGCCTGAAGTGAAGGCTGCCAGATATACTGACCCTGACCATCCTTCAGTTTTCTAATGGCCTTAATGGTGGCATCGTTCATAACGAACACGGACTTATTTCTGTAAGGCGATTTAAGAGAGTAGAAGAGGTCCAAAATCTCATCAATGGTAATCGCAGTAGCACTTGCAGCAGTTACACCGATTTGTGCTCCGCCAGTGGCAGCAAGAATACCTGTAGGCTTACCAGAACCATCTCCTGTGAAGAAAGCATCTTCTTCCTTGTTACCAATACGTCTTCCGAACTCCCTGGCGATATAGTTTTCAAGATTAAAGACGCTGTCATTTAGAAGCTCTTCAGATAACTTGATCATGGTACCTAGCTTATAAGCGCCTATGGAAACTTGTCCAAAGCTATCATCGCTTTCAGGAATGGCACCTTCTTCATCAATCCAAGAAGCAGTACCTTTGGAAGCTACCACAGGAATCTTACGATCACCAGAAGAAGTGGAGATGACGTTGGCCAGCTTTCTGAAGATATTCTCTTCATCCAGGGCTTCAATGAGGGTACGCTCGAACTCATCTGGTACAAGGTAGCCACCTTCCGTGTCAGTGCCAATCTGCAGTGCGTTCTTAATCACTGGATCAAGCCCTTCACCAGAACGGGTTCTCATAGCATTCCAGAATGCTTTCTGGTATTCTGCGGAGGCTCTGCCGCCTTTGGATTCCATACCCTGGAAGATAGGTTTTCCGGTAAGTGGTGTGTTAAGTGGCTTTGAAAGCTCACGATCCAGAGCTTCCTGCTTTTCAAGACGGTCAATTTCCTTACCAAGGGCAACAACATCAGCTTCCATCTTTTCATAGGTTGCAGTGTCTTCAGCGGATACAATTCCATCTGTACCTCTTTTGGTATCCAGGAATGCTTTAGCAGCTTCCCAGGATTTTGCTCTTTTTTCACGTAGTTCAAGAATTTTATTCATAGTGTTTTCCTCCTAAAATTTAGTGTTGAATTAAAGAAAGCCGCTTTTCTAGCGACTCAATTGGGGTGCCAGCATTCTCTTTTTCTAGTTTGGGTTTTACCTTATCCAGCAGGGAGTTGGTAACAGCTCTGCGGCTAAAGGCATAGGTGAAATCCTCAGTCTGACTTCTTTTCTTTTCATCCTCCAAGATGCCATCTGCAAATCCAAGTTCGATGGCTTTTTTCGCATTGAGCCAGGTCTCCGCATCCATAAGATGAGAGAGCTTTGTCCTTGACTGACCTGTCTTAATTTCATAGGCATTGATGATGCTCTCCTTAACTTCAGAAAGCATGGCGATGGCTTTTTTCATTTCTTCACTGTCTCCAATGGCCACGGTAAGGGGGTTATGGACCATCATAAGGGCTGTTGGTGCCATGAGCACCGTTGTCCCCGCCATAGCGATGACAGAGGCGGCAGAAGCGGCAATGCCATCAATCTTTACGGTAACAGTGCCTTTGTAATCCATCAGCATGGTATAAATCTGACTAGCAGCAATGCAATCACCTCCTGGAGAATTAAGCCTAATAACAATGTCACCCTCGCCGGCTGTAAGCTCTGCTTTAAATGCCTTAGGGGTGACATCATCATCGAACCATGAATCTTCGGCAATAACGCCGTCTAGGTAGAGTGTTCGGACACCAGTGTTTTCATCCCGGGCCCAGTTCCAAAACTTCTTCATTTAGGTTCCTCCGTTTCTTTGATATTTGCGAACGCGCCTGCGTCCTGTAATTTTGTCATGGCCCCGTTGATGAGGTAGAGATCGCCACCTAGTGATTCTGGAATCCTATCCAGATTTTCTAGCTCCCTGATATCATTGGCGCTCATCCAGCCATTTTGACGAGCTGTGGCATAACCGCTCATACGGCTTACATAGTCACCACGAAGAAGACCATCCACATTAAACTTGATAAATACATTAGGTTTCTCACTTTCCATGAGAAGTGCTCTGCACATGGACTGTTCCCAGCGGACCACCCAAGGGTCGAGGGTGTATTTTACAAACTCCAGTGATTGCTGTTCGATGTTGCTAAAGGATGACTTCTCTAAATCAGCAAGCATATGTGGTGGGACTCTAAAAATACGAGCGATCTCATTGATCTGAAACTTTCTGGTTTCAAGGAACTGTGCCTGCTCAGGAGATATACCAATAGGTTGATACTTCATACCTTCTTCAAGGACAGCCACCCGATGGGCATTACCGCTTCCTTGATAGGCAGCGTTCCAGGATTCTTTAATCTTCTGAGGGTCTTTGATAGTACCGGGATGTTCTAAGACGCCACCCGGTGAAGCCCCATTAGCAAAGAATTTAGCGCCGTACTCTTCAGTAGCTATGGCAAGGCCCACAGCATTTTTAGCCATGGCAATGGGTGAATATCCCACCAGTCCGTCAAAGCCAAGTCCTGGGATATGAAGGACGTCTGATGGTGATAGATACACCTGATGTTCTCTACCAAGAGTAGGGACATCCTCATTTCCACGCTGATACAAATAGAAAAGCCGACCACTTGAATCGCGATCGACAGTCATCTTATTTGGCATTAATGGATAAAGGGAAATAACTTCACCTCGTGCATTTCGAATAATCTGAGCATAGGCATTTCCCCATAATAAAAGATGACTCATCAGCGTCTCTCTAAAGGCAAAAGAAGTCATCTCAGGATTTGGTTCATCGTGAAGCAGCTTGTATAACGGGTGTTTTAGGTTTTTCTCCTTTCCGCCAGAATCATTGTATTTGTAGACATGAAGGGGTAGACCCGCCAACGTCTCGGATAAGATTCTCACGCAGCTGTACACTGCGGTCATTTGCATGGCGGTTTGTTCATTGACTGGTTTTCCAGCGCTGGTGCTTCCAAAAAAGAAGCTGTAGCGGCTGCCACCAAGAGCGTCTTTAGGCTTATCTCGGGCCTTGAATATTCCTTGCAATATTCCCATGGACATCAACCTCCTTTCCTAAAATACGAGTAATCCTCGATCATCATAAACGGAATTACCAGTTTCTCCACCACAGCGGATCGCTCGGTCAAGAGCCATGATTGTGGCTACAGCACCGTCAATCTTCTCGGTGGATTTTTCTTTGTCTGCTTTGATATTCCCAGCAGGATCAGTTCTAATAAAAATGTTATCCATCATCCAGCGGAGAACAGGATGACCACCGTGAGCGATTTTTTCTTCTAATGTCAGCTTCATTAATTCTTTTGTAGGCGGAGACATGTCTTTGAATCCCTGTCCAAAAGGAACGACTGTGAATCCTAAATTTTCTAGGTTCTGTGTCATCTGAACTGCGCCCCAGCGGTCAAAGGCGATCTCGCGGATGTTATACTTCATCCCAAGTTCCTCAATGAAAGTCTCAATGAATCCGTAGTGAACAACATTACCTTCGGTAGTTAGAAGGAAGCCTTGTTTTTCCCACACATCATAATTTACGTGATCCCGTCTAACCCTAAGATCAATGCTGTCTTCTGGTATCCAGAAGTATGGAAGAACTATATATTTGTCGTCTTCATCCTGTGGAGGAAACACAAGTACAAAGGCAGTAATATCTGTGGATGAAGAAAGGTCAAGTCCACCATAGCAGATACGACCTTTGAGGGATTCTGGATTAACAGGGAAAGCGCAGGCATCCCATTTATCCATAGGCATCCAGCGAATAGCCTGCTTAACCCATTGATTGAGTCGAAGCTGTCTGAAGCTATTTTCTTCCGCAGGGTTTTGTCTTGCAGACTCATAAGCCATTTTTACTTTATCCATGCTGACAGTGATGCCAAGGGATGGGTTTGCTTTCTTCCAGACCTTTGGATCGGACCAGTCATCTTCAAGATCTGCACCATAAATCACTGGGTAGAAGGTAGGGTCGTTTTTCCTTCCAGCCATGATATCCAGTGCTTTTTGATGAACCTCCCAGCAGATGCTGTTTTGATTATCTCCAGCAGTGGTGATAAGAAAATACAAAGGCTGCATCCTGGCATCACCACTACCTTTGGTCATAACATCATATAGCTTTCGGTTTGGTTGAGTGTGGAGCTCATCGAAGACAACTCCATGGGTGTTGAAGCCGTGCTTGTTTCCAACATCCGCTGAGAGCACTTGATAGATGCTTCCAGTAGGTTGATAGATAAGTCTTTTCTGTGAGTCCAGAATCTTTACCCGCTTTGATAAAGCTGGGCACATTCGCACCATGTCAGCTGCCACATTAAAAACGATGGAGGCTTGGTTACGATCTGCAGCGCAGCCATAAACCTCAGCACGTTCTTCATTATCACCACAGGTTAAGAGCAGGGCAACAGCCGCCGCCAGCTCACTTTTCCCCATCTTCTTTGGTATCTCTACATACGCTGTATTAAATTGACGATAGCCATTTGGTTTTATGGTTCCAAATAAATCCCGGATGATTTGCTCTTGCCAATCTATAAGTTCAAAGGGCTTTCCTGCCCAGGTTCCTTTAGTGTGGGAGAGGCACTCAATAAAACCTACTGCATAGTCCGCCATCTCCTTGCTGTAATAGGAATCTTTCGCCATGTAAGAGGTTGGTTTATACTTCTTTAGTTTTCGGATATGCGGACACCTCCTTTAAAAAGACATAAAAAATAGACCCTAAGGTCTTCTGTAACGAGGAAAAGAGCTATGCAGCCCTGTTCCGCTATGTGTTTTTATCTTGTTGTTAATTGTATTTCTTCATGAATATTTCAAGTGCAGCTTGCGCATTGGCGTCGATGGGTTCAATGTCCCAGCCTCTATCAAAGTTTGCAATGATCTGGCCATCTCGCTTTAGCATCAGTTTTGATATTCTACCCTCATCAATGCCGTAAGGGGAGCCTAAGTCAAAGCTTTTGATCCAGTAATGAATGGTTCTGTTTTCGACTTCGATTTTGCCTTTTCTCCACATGGTCTAAGCCCTCCTTAAATCCTAACCAAGATTGCCGGTAGCATTTGCTTTTCGCCGGTCTGCCAGTCGGTGTAGCTTGTCTTAACCTTGGTAAGTCCGTCCATCCTGCAACCGTGCTTTTCAAATTCGGCAAGGGTTGCGATCAGCCCTGAGAAGGTGCTTGAAATGGTGATGTGGTCAATTCCGTAGGCTCTGCAGGCTTTAACAATGGGTTCAATGTCGTAATCCCAAATGACCTCGGAAAAGTCGATGGTGTCGTTTCCTGCTTCCTTGCTTCTTTCGTAAGCCCAGTACATGGTGCTGTTGATTCCAGACTCCTTAAAGTTTGCGCCGGTTGCTTTGGCTTCTTCAAATGCTTTGATTTCTTTCATGTTCTCATCCTCCATTTAGTGTGGTTTTGTTTTGGTATTACATATATCACTCTAAACGAGAATAATAGCAAGTCATTTCTGTAGTAATAGAGCAGGTTTCTGGTTTAGAGGCTAATCTTCAATGCCACAGTAGCGTGGATA